GTTAATGTCAGAAGACTAATGGTGTACCTAAAGAAGGAAATTTCCAGAATTGCCTCAAGACTGCTGTTTGAACAGAATGTGCAGGCAACTTGGAATAGGTTCCGAGGTCAGGTAGAACCATTCCTTCAGCAGGTAAAGTCTGGTTTTGGGCTTCAGGAGTATAAGGTTGTTCTTGACGGAACTACGACAACTCCTGATTTAATTGATAGAAACATCATGTATGCCAAGATCTTCATAAAGCCAGCGAAGGCTTTGGAATTCATTGCGATAGATTTTATTGTTACGAACCAAGGCGCGGCTTTTGATGATTAAAAGCAGCAATAAACAATATAATATGACTAGTTAAAGTTGTAGAGAAAACTAGGAGGACACCACAGATGGGAAACCGAAGATTTTGGAGCGATCATTCAATTGAGCCAAAGAGAAAATTTAGATGGATTATGGGATTTAACGGAATCCCTTACTGGTTGCTCAAAAAGGCCAGTCGTCCAACCGTGACTGTCACGGAGGCAGAGCACGTATTTTTAAATTATAAGTTTTACTTTCCGGGTAGAGTAGAGTATGACGAGATGAGTGTAACTATAGCAGATCCTTTGCATCCGGATGCATCGAAAACGCTGATGAAGCTATTAGACAACAGTGGGTATGTTACTCCTGATGGAATAAACCTGGAAAGCCCTAAGACCATAACAAAGAAGGCAGCTGTAGAAGCTGTCGGCGGCAAGTTGTTTATGGCACAACTCGATGCCGAGGGCGAGATCGTAGAAGAGTGGGCTTTTTGGAATCCCTGGATCAAGTCCGTCAACTTCGACGAGGCCGATTATGAGTCGGATGATCTAATCAATCTTGAAGTCACATTCAGATATGATTGGGCAACCGTATCTGGCGTCGGCGATGTTTCCGTCGGCAAAGGCATGGCTGGATTCTCTCCAGGGCTCGATGACGGATCAATCTCAAATTCAGGTCTGACCGTCGCACGCTCAAAAGGGCTGAAAAAAAGGTAAAACAAAAATAATTATTTAATTTCATTCAAATAATGCTATAATAGACAAGGTTAAGAAAGAGAGGAAAGTTTGTCGAATAAGAGAAACGAAGCAAGAAGAAAACATTCAGCATCCCCACCAGATCCAGTCATGGAAAAGTCTTCGGGCGGATCTTTACTAAATTTTTCGATACCAACAGAAGTTGTGGACCTCCCCTCAAAGGGGAGACTCTACCCTGTTGGTCATCCTTTACACGGTAAAGAAACGGTCGAAATCCGTCACATGACAGCAAAGGAAGAAGACATTTTGTCTTCTCAGTCCCTTCTAAGAAAAGGTCTAGCGATAAACAAGATGTTAGACAACATCATTATAGAAGAGGATGTAGTATCAGACAGTTTGTTGATTGGTGACAAAAACGCACTAATGTATGCCGCTCGTATTACTGGTTACGGTGCTGCTTATGATGCAGAAGTTGCGTGTCAGAACTGCAATCAAGATTTTGAATTTCAATTTGATTTATCCAAGTACAATGAATGTTATACATCCATTGATGAAGCTGACGATGTTAAATTCACAGAAAATGGCACTGCAGAAGTGGAGTTACCTAAAACTAAAATTCTAGTAGAGATACGTGCCCTTATCGGTACCGACGAATTGAAGTTAGAAAAGACGAGAGAGATGAAGGAAAGAAATGGACTTCCAGATTCGGGACTAACAGACATGATGAAAATGATGATTTTCAGCGCGAATGGAGTTACCGACCCCGATCAGATTAATAGGTTTGTTGACGTACTTCCTGCATCAGATTCTAAAATCATGAGAGACGCCTATAAGAGGGTAATGCCCAACGTAGTCTTCAAACAGGACGCCGAATGCCATCATTGTGGTCATACAATGGAAACGGAGGTGCCCATTACGGGCGAGTTCTTTTGGCCTGGGTAACGAATATATTGAAAACGTTTATGAGGAGATATTTGCTTTAAAGTATCATGGAGGTTGGAGCTTCACAGAGGCATACAATCTTTCAATCCAAATCAGAAGATGGTTTCTACGAAGATTACAGAAACAATTTGAATTTGAGAGCGACGAAATGCAAAAAGCCTCAAAGAAGAAGTAAAATAGGGATCTTAGTGGTCCCTATTTTATTATATGACAACTATTTAACTTGATGGGATACATCTAAAGACGGAGGAATTATCTTGTCAGACAAGACTAATGAAATTATAATTGACTTTACAAGTCTTAACGAGTTAGCGATGAATCAGATGGCAGCACAGGTTCAACGACTGATGAATATTATTATGACAGGCACTTATTACCCTGCTACGATAAGAGGAACCCCCATGCAGGTTGATAGATTCACTCGCGCCCTTTCCGCTGAAAAGGACTATGTTATTGCCTACAACAAGCATGGGCTTAACAATCCTGCGACGTATAAGAGTCGATACCGACTCGACGGTGCTGTTAAAAACTTCGAAAAAGATACCGGCTTAGTCTGGCCATTTAAATAAGCGAGGTATTAAAAAATGGCCGACGATAACAACAAAACACCAGAAGAATTAGAAAGAGAAAACGAACTCTCTGCAATTAATAACAAGCTAAAGAAGGACCAGTTTGAGCAAGATAAGAAGTCTTACGCATTAGAACAAGAAATCTTAAAATTGCGTGGCAAAAAAGAAGAATCTGTGCGAAAAGAGATCTCTCACAAAAAGGAGATCCTTAACCAAAATTATAGCGAATTGGCAGCAAAAGAACAATTAGATGCGGCCGACAAAGAAGAATTACAAAACCTCATAAATCTTGAACAGCAACTCAAATCTTACACTGCTGCCCAAGAGGAATCAATCAAGATTAACAGTGTACTGGGATCAACTGTTAACAATTTATCTTTAAGTTATTTCAATGCGTCTGATGCGGGTACTTCGCTCTTGGGTGCTTCTGCCAAGTTGCAATCCGCAATGTCTATCTTTAAATCGAAAACCGATGACGCCTCCGCAGGAACGAATAAGTTTAAAACTGCTTTGATGAATGTTGTGCAGTCTGACGCTGCAAACAAATTCCGAAATTTGTTCGACCCTCTTAACCAGTTTAATAATGAACTTCAACGAGCATCCGATTTAGCGGAAAAGGTCCAACAAAGCAACCAAGACTTGTACAGGTCAACCGGACAGGTTACTGATGGATCTTTTAATCTCGGAGAGCAGATGAAAAGGGTTGCCATGGAAACTGACTCTGTGACAATAGCTTCGGGCGAGATGTCAAAAGCTCAAATAGCACTTAACGAATCTTATATGGATTTCAATTCTCTTTCTCAGGATACCATAAATGATTTATCCAAGACAAATGCATTGTTAGACAAGGCGGGAATGTCTGCTCGCACTTCAGCTGAAAACTTCACCTTTTTTGTAAAATCAATGGGTCAGACTGCGAAAGAGGCGAGTAAGAACAATCTTAAGTTGCTAGATCTTGCACAATCAATGAAGCAATCTCCAGAAGCTATTGGGCAAGCATTTAAGCAAAGCCGCAGTCATCTTGCTGCTTATGGCAGTGCCTTTATGAAACATTTTTCAAAAATGTTAGGAGCATCTAAAAAACTTGGAATTGAAGTTGGGAAACTGCTAGACGTCGGCGCGAAACTAGACACTATCGAAGGCGCAGCAGAGGCATCTGGTCGCCTTAACGCGATGTTGGAATTGAGGGGCGAAGACCGGTTGGATGCTCTAGCGATAATGAAAGCTTCCGATGATGAAAAGTTTGCAATGATTGCCAAGGCGATGTCAGCGTCAAAGGTTGATCTAAAGGGCGGCGGCTCGGATGTTCGAGGTACGAAGAGAGCCTTGGCATCAGCTATGGGGATGGACGTTGCAGATATCCAGAAGATGATAAATTCCAACAAGGGATTAACATTAGAAACGATAAGAATGGCAGACATTGAGAAAAATTCAACTAAAACTGCAAAAGACGTAGACAAAACCAATAAGGCTGCGATGACTAGTCAGGAAAAAGCTCAAAAGAATCAAGAATTGATGGCCGGGAAAATGACGGAGGCAATGAGTTTTCTGAAGGATGCACTTGCAGAAAATACGTGGGCGGTCAAGGCTGGTGGTGCGGCACTCAGTGTCGGTGCAACCGTCGCTCAAGGAATTATTGCAA